GTGGGATATACTTACATAATAGTAACATATTAACAGTAGCTTACACGGTTGTTCTACTGGTTATTTATAAATATTTATGGAATATTTTACCCCTATTGGCAGAATTATCCTGCTAACTAATCAAATTTTGCTCGCACATAAAAAAAATGAAAAGGAGATGGTTATTATTCATAATCTTCAACGGTTACAAATGGAAACAAAAGGTGTCACATTGGAACAAGCTGAATTGATTATCTATTTAGAAGAAAATGATCTCGCAGCGTTCACTGAATATAATCCTCAATCGGCTACTAATAAGAAGAATATTTACCAATCGGCTTTATCTATCCTTGAATCAATCGCAAATAATCCTGAGCATATGCGTAATATTAAGGACACTGAAATGTCTGTATCTGATTTCTCGGACAACCTACAATCACGCATTGACCAACTGGAATATAAGGTTAGAAAATTATTAACCGACGAACAAGCAAGCATTAACACAAGTATATTTACTCTTTTTAATGAATAATTATGAACTTGTCTTATTTAACAAAACTACTGATTTTCCATGTTTCCCTACTTCCCTATTTCCTTATTACCCTTGTTTTTAGGCATTTTACCCTCAAAATAACGGGATTTTAACATGTAAATTAGGGGTAACAGGGAAACATAGCTATCAGAATGGGGTATCATTTGAAAGGAGAATGAAAATAAATGAACAGTCCTTTTGCATATTTATTAGAAACGTTTGGTTCACCAATATATTTGAATGATGAATCAACCTCACGTAAAGCAGTTATTGACACACCACAAATGTCAGTAACAAGTGTGAAACAATTTGATGATTTACGTATCCGATCACCATTTATTATTAAGCGTGGCGACAGTGTAAAATACAACAATGTTCCATATTTAATTATGAGTGATGTGCAGACAATCAAAACTGACTTTTACCAATCGCTAATTCGACCTACCACTAATACAATCTCTATTCGTGTTCAGGAAGAAGAACGTGAAATTATCGGCTACACAGACCTTATGCAACCTATTTATGGCGATATTATTCAGGAGGAAGTAATTGAGGATGTGCCTTGTATCATTAAGCAGGAAACATTTAGAATAAACGCACAGGAGATTGTAATTGCCGAATCTCAAATACAATTAATCTTAGGGGATAACTACAAATCACAAAAAGTACAAGTTAATGATGAATATATTTTATTTGACAAAACATATAAATTCACCGATATAAACCTATTCCAACAGGGTTTACGACTATTCACTGCTGAACGTGTTCAAAATAATTAAAAAAAGTTTTAACTTTATGTTTACAATTTAACTATTTTGCGGTATTATAATAATAGATTCATAAATATTAATAGAAGGAGAATCGAGTCATGCTAAAATTTAAAAATAACATTTATGAAGTAACAGCAGAAATTGACGGTTGGTGGGTAACTAAGCAAATCGAAAGTGAGGTAATGCTGCCTAAAGAAGAAATTGCTAAGTTGGGGTATGATCTATTCGGGTCAAACGCTAAGTTAATTGGCTATAAAGTAAGAATAGATTAAACTAAAAGGGGAAATGCGAAATGACAACTTTAACAATGGAAACTTTAACAGTAGAAACCAAAATGGATTACTTCAAATTAATGGGAGGTAAATTCCAACAGCATTTTGACTATTTTAATGTAACCGTTAAAAATGAACAGGATTTGGATAAGTTTTATGGACTATTTGATGGAAATGTGGTTAAATCAATTTATAGGTTTCGTCAACAAAAAATCAGAGAATTGGATACAACTTGCGAGGAATTCATTTTAGCTTACGATATAGATCAAATAAAAGCTTTGGAATTGTTGTTCCAACATACTGTACATATTTACCAACTCGATCTACTAGATGAAAGCAGGATAGACCTAGTTGATCTGTTTTATAAATTTAAAGAAACTGGTAAGAGTTTAGTTGGTTTGATTAGAAATTTAGACAGAAAAATAACCTAGCTAAAACGTCCTCCAAAGACAACTAGGTTATTCACCAAAATTCCAATGGGTTGAGTATAGCACATGGTTAAAAGATACGCAACCCCATTGTGGACTGCCAAATTACACAATGTAAAAATAAACTGGAAAGGTTATGACGTAGCCGACGCAATAATTATGTCTAGGATACAAAGGTATTACTCTATTATGCCTGTATCTGAATGGTGAAAGCCACCATTAAACGCTGATGAAGGAAAGTTTGAGGTAGATAAACCTGCAAGATATTCCACACACCACTGTCAGGGCAAATTGAAACAGTAGGAATATTGAGATTAATAATCTCGCAACAATAGAGTTGATACATACGGAAACCACAGATTGATATACGATCAAGGAACGTACAAAGTTGTTCTTGTCTACGTTTACTTGATTTTTTTGTCTTGTAAATGTAGGCAACAACCTTGTCCAGCCGTTTTCCACGATCTCAACCGATCAAGCATTAAAACCTTCTTAAAGTCAAGTAATATATAACATATATATAAATAATATTATGGTCTGAGATACTATATAGAAGGAATATTTTTTTAATTGTTAATTCATATTTATTAATGATTTATCCACCACAACAAAAAAACAACGTACCACAATGAAACACAATGCACATCAACAAAAAACAACGTACATCAACGTACCTCAATGAAACTCAACGTAAAATTGCGCTCAGTAAAATATTACAATGAATGTATATAATTAGGAGAGGAAGATTATTATTAATAGCTTAGAGAATCAAGTATATATTTATTCGCTCACAAGTAATGATTTTATGAATAAAGAAGAAGAATCAATCCATAAAGTGTTAATGGCTGAAAAGGAAATGGGTAAATTACAGGGGAAAGAGTACAAAGCAATAAGAAAGTTTGCTAATACGTTGGCTAGTAGTTGGAATAATGTGTTAAAAGAAGAATTTAATAAGCATGAAGGTAAGCGTGTGTTGAAAGCAAATGGATTAAAGGAAAACAATGTGATTGGATTATTTGATTCAACTTTAACACGTACATTAGGTATGAAGATTGATGAAGTGTCACTGGATATATTAAGTGTAAGAATATACCATTATGATATATTAGAGGACTTAATAAAAGAAGGATTTACTCTTTACGATAAAGAAAATGATAAATATATTGATTACATTTACTATACAAGTAGTGCAGGGAACATTCGTGAAAAGAAAAGTATGTACATTCGTAAGGATAAGTGGGAAAAGCACAAGGATACACTTACAAATGGTTTAAGTAGAAAGATGATTAATGAGAATGGTGGAATGATTACTAATAAGTATCAATCATATTTAGCAATGAATGGAACAGCAAGCGTACCGTGGAATGGCTTTGATATTGATAAGGTTGTAGTTGTCCCTGACCTTGAAATGGACGTAGAGGACGCTGTGGACTACATTGACAAGGATTCATACAAGATTACCCCTAACATTATTAAATCGCTACCTATGGAGGTTAATGATGGTTGTGGCTTAATCCTACCTGATCTATCTAAGAAGAATATGCAATTTAGATTACCGTGGTGTAAAGGGTTACTGGCAAGTTACGATTTTAAAGCACAAGCAAAATTACATGGTAATACTGAGATAATTGATATTTATGATAAGACATATGACGTTCTAAAAGATAATATCCAAATTATTATGACTAAGAGCCAGTTCAAGGCGAGCAAATACTACATTAACTGGGACGATTACAAGCAAAAGTTTAAAGATAATAAGTGTGAAGCTGTCATTGTTTCAGTTGAAGGCGATACAATCAGTGATTCAACTACTAATTATCAATTTTTACAATCCTTGACGCATATAGAAGATTCAGAATTAGAGAAGATTGCTTCAGGTACTATAAAAGAAATCGAGTTGATGGGTAACGACAAGCAAACCATGCTCGAAAGTTTAGGTGTTGATGTGAATAAGAAAAACTTAAATCATTTTCAGGAATCATTATTACTATATCCTGAGTTGTTAAATGACACGCATAGCAAGGAAATTATTAAAAGTAAAAGACGATCAATGATTAAGAAAGCAAGAGCAGGTAAATTGTCCGTTGATTCAAAATACACGTATATATTGCCGGACTTATATGAATTTACGTCATGGTTATTTACAGGTGTAGCTACACCATTACTAAGCAAGGAACAAGTATTCTGCAACTTATACGATAGTGGCAAGGTGTCGATTGCACGTAGTCCCCATTTGTATCGTGAGCATGGTATTAAGCAGAATGTAGTTGATAATGATAAAGCAGAATGGTTTAAGACGAACGCTTTATATATCTCAAATAGAAGTATGTTGCCGAAATTATTAATGGCTGATTTTGATGGTGATAAAGTTACCGTATTCGCACCAAATAGCATTTTCGTGGACGTAGCTGAACGTAATATGTTGCAGGATAAGATTATCCCTCTATACTACAAAGAGCCGAAATCAGAGCCACAGGACGTTAATGACGATAATATATATGATAACCTAATCAACTCTTATAAGATTAACATTGGTGCTAAGTCGAATGAAATCACAAAGTTTTGGAATAACGATCATTCTAATTTAGATATTGTCAAGTGGCTAACGTTTGAAAACAATATGCAAATTGATTATGCTAAAAATTTATGGCTACCGACACGTCCACCAGAAGTTGATAAGAAGATAAAAGCAGCGATCAGTGGTAAAGTACCAAACTTCTTTAAATACGCTAAGAATAAGAAACCTAATCAAGTTGCACCAATCAATAAATCAACGGTTAATAAACTATTCAATATTGTTCCTGCTAAGAGAATTGATTTTGAAGATATTGCAGGAGAGTTTGATTATAAGCAATTAATGAGTAACCCTAACGCAAGCATAAATAAACGTATCGTAGTCGCTTATAAAGACCTCGACCAAAACAAAAAGTGGAGAATGAACAGTGAAGATGATGGTAAGGGTAAAATGTTTGTCTATAAGTTAATACGCAAGGACTTGTTAAAGATCAACAGTGACCCTTACAAGGTGGCTGACGTACTGATTAAGCATTTGTATGAGAACAATGACAGTCAGTTTAAAACAACGTTGTGGGAATCCTTTGGCAAGGAGATATTACACAACCTGAAATATAACTTAAAGAACACACGACAATGTGAGGATTGTGGAAGTCGAATCGCAGCAGTGACCAGTAAAAAGTATTGTAGTGCATGTGCAAGATAACAAACTACATACTATAAAACCACTGGTATGTCAACGTTTATAATTATATTCATAAATATGATTGAGTGTGATAGTGGATTAACCTTTACGTGACAAGGGTTTAGTCCACTATTTTCATTGAAAGAGATAATGTTCTCTAAGAGAAGATTGCGTCGGTTTTCTCTAAAATTAAGTATTGATTTTACACTGAATTGTTGTAGATTCGGCTAAGTAAACCTAATTTTATTATTTCACATTTTGACCTCAACTTTTTGGTATAGCTTTTAGTTATACCTTTTCTTTTTGTTAATTCATATTTATTAATATATAAGGGGGAATTATAGATGGATATTGCTTCAATTCCACTAGAAACATGGTTAGGGCAAGGGGTATTTGCTGTATTATTTGTGTGGTTATTGTTTGACACTCGAAAAGAAGCGAAAAGACGAGAAGAACAACTAACTATTCAAATTGAAAGACAAAATGAATCACAAAATAAAATCGTATCAAGTTTAGAAAGATTAGAAAGTCAATTACATAATTTGAGAGGGGAATAACTTATGGCAGAGGTAACAGCGCTTGCATATGACGATTTAAAGTATCACATTCAAGAAACATGGAATTTTATTGAGTTATACAATAGTGCAGATGAAGAAGTAAAAAGTATAAATATATCTGGTTCTGCAAACGCAAATTGGATACACCCAACGAAATCAGTAGTAGTTGGATATAACGAAATGTACCAACCGATTAATGGAGATGTACCTGATACAGATACATTACAACTTGAAATTGTGGTGACTGGTGCTGACTTCACCTTACCTACTGAGATAGCAAAATCAGTAATAAAATCAGGTATAGGAAATGAAGCAAGTGTGGAAACGTTTGAAGCATTTACTATGACACAAGCAGAAGATGAACTTACTATTGTTCATTCTATACAAGTACCGCAGATAGTTTAGGGGTGATTAAATGCCTATTTTAATAAGCACACCACAAGAATTAAGTGATATTCGTCTTAATTTAGCAGGAGATTATGAGTTAATCAATGACATTGATTTATCTAGTTTCTCTAATTGGAATCCAATTGGAACTCAAACAACTCCATTCACTGGCTCACTTGATGGTAAAGGGTATAAGGTCACAAATTTAACATCTAATAGAACCACTATTAACATTGGTCTTTTTGGATATGCACAAGATATGAGATTTTTCAGAAACTTAGGGTTGGAAAACTTTAATATCTTTTCTACAAAAACAATGGTGGGTGCTTTATGTGGCGTGGTATCTGGTTGTATAGAAGAATCTTACAACTTATACGTTAAAGATAGTTTTATTGAAGCACATAGTCGTAATGGTGCATTGTTTGGTAAAACCTATAAAACAAGGTTAAGAGATTCATTCTCTTTGAATAACACTGTTAGATCAAGAGGGTATGTTGGTGGGTTGATTGGTCGAGCGTTTTGGAGTGACACTTCAATCACGAATTGTTTTTCTGCTTCAATTGTAGACGATTACCAATATGGTTTGTTTGGTGGATTACTCGGTGGTGACGATACAGTTGCTAAGACATATAGTAGTGTGTATTTTGACAAGGAAGTCGCTACGATAACAGTTGATAAAATTGCCTTACCTAAGACGACAGTAGAAATGAAAACACAATCTACATACGAGGGTTGGGACTTTGTAAACACGTGGACAATTGATGAAGGTGTCGATTATCCTACTTTACAAGTGTTTAGTGCGCCTGAAGAAGTTATACCTGACCCGATTTCTGAAAGTAGGACACCGAGTTCTTTTACGAGTCCTATTTACTCAAATGTGAGTACAAGTGTTATTTTACCACCAACAACTGAGAATAGGAATGTAATAAGTTATGTTTCTGCAATTGGTTCAAATGCTGACGCTTATAGGAAGGTTTTAAGACAAGTAACGTCTTACGTATCCTCTATTGATTCAAACACCGTAGAGAACCTTATAAGCTCGAATAAGGACGTTACCTATGTAGATAGTTATATTAAACCGATAGAAACGTCTATAAAGATCATAAAACACGTAAATGTGAATTTGGAATCTTACATAAATCCAATATTTGCGAATGTTGAAGCGTCTTTTGATATTCCTATTAAACCATTATTTGCTTATACATTTTATCAAGTCAATCCTTCAGGAACGACTGTTCAAATAAATAATACAAATTCCATGCACGTGGAAAACCCTTCTAATGTGGAGGTGATTGAATGATTTATCAAGGAGATACTGTTAGGTTACGTTGTAACTTCCATAACTTTGAAGGAGAGCCAATTGACCCAACAGAAGTAATCGTTACCTTCTATGACAGCGAGCAAGTTGAGTTAGAAGTGATAACGCTAACAGAAGATAACAAGGACGGTATAGGTAACTATTTTTACGATTATGTTGCACCAGCGCTACACGAAGTAATCTTTGAATTTAAAGGATTGAATGAAGGTAATCCAATTGTGATAAGAGATTCAATTAAAATTAAATTTAACTAATCAAAGGAGAATGTATTATGACAGAAACTAATTTTACACAAGAACAGGTAGATGAAGCAATTAGTAATGCTAAAACTGAATGGACTGAGCAGGAACTTACACCATTGGTTACTGAGCGTGATGATTTGTTGCAGTATAAACCAGTTGATAAAACTGAAGCAGAAACAGCATTTGAAGAAAAGCAGCGAGCACAATTTGAACGAGAAGTTGGACTAACTTTAAAGGAACAAGGGTTGTCTGAGTTTGCTGATGTTATCAATGTTGACAATGAAGAAGATTTAGCACAGGTTATGAAATCACTTACTAAGATTAAGTCACAACTTAAAATTGATTCTTCTTATGTTCCTGAAAATCATAAAGCAGAAGATGAATATTCAAAGTATCAGAAAGACAAGAATACAGTCGGTATGATCGGTAGCAAGATTGGTAAAATGTTCGGTTAGGTCAGGGATATTATTCCCTTTTACATATAAAAAAACAAAAAACAAAAGGAGATTGATTATAAATGTTTAAATCTACAAACTTTACAAATGCAGAACAAATTGATTTAGCGAATGAAATTGCGGTTATTGGGGTACAATCTACTCCACTTACAAGTATGTTGATGGCGAAAGGTAATATTGAGAAAGCATTATCAACTGTTTATACTTGGAGAGAAAAAACTCTTGATAATACAGAGGACTTATCGGCTGAAGAAGGTGCAGATACAACTGAATTCCATTCAACAGCACGAGCAGAATTATCTAATATCCTTGAAATCTTTAAGAAAGGTGCTTCATTGAGTGGAACAGCGTCTGCTATGAAAACTACTCAGTTCGCTGAAGAAATCAATGATCGTCTTATTGAATTAAAGATCTCTATGGAAAAGAAATTCATTACAGGATTAAAGGCAGATGGTTCTACTTCACCATTCAAACGTCAATTATCAGGTTTAATTGAAATGGCTGACCCTACTAATGATGTAGCGGTAACAGGTACGGTAACAGAAGATACTGTTAAGGAATTTATGCGTAAACTATGGAATCAAAATCTTGCTGAGGGTACTGTATATGCGTTTGTTAATGCTGATATTAAAGAGCAAATTGACGCAATTTACAAAGATAGCTATGGTTACAGCCACGTTACTACTAACTTTGGACTATTAGTTGATTCAATCAATACTAACTATGGTAAAGTAAACTTTGTTCTAAGTAAATTTGTACCCGCAGATAAGATCGTTGCTTTCAATGATTCTTATGTTGATCTTGCATACTTACGTACACCATCATTTGAGCAATTAGCTAAAACTGGTGACAGTGTTAAAGGTCAAGTTGTTGCTGAAGCGACTGTTAAGGTTGGTTCTAAGAAAGGCGTTGCGGTTACAACTGTAACAGCATAATAATTTAATATGAGCACAGGGGTCGGTGTGAGCTAGATCCCTGTACTCAAATAAATCTAAAAGGAGAAAATAAGATATGTTAAGTAAATTAGATGAATATTTAATCAAAAGAAGGAAAAAAGGAATAACGCACACTGAGTTAGCTGAACACATTGATTGTAGTCAAAGTTTAATTTCATTATACGAACGTGGTAAAACAAAAATGGACGTTCACAAAGTAATAAAGTATCAAGAATATATTGATGAAAAGATAACCGAATAAAAGACGCATTTTATCTTGTCGTTAAAAAATTAGCTTTATATAAAGAAAATGGCTATAAACGTTGTAGTAGTAAGGGTTTAGTGATGGCTAAGAGTTTAGCAGTCAAAACCACTACCAGATAAAAGAAACGTTTTATCGTGTAGTTAAAATAAAATCTAAAAAATTGAGGTGAGAGTGTGAAAGATCAAAGAAATTCAGTATAACCACCACTCTTTCACGACAGTTAAGGAAATATTACAAATACAATCCTTAGCATTAACAGTCGCAAGAGTGGCAGGATAAAATAATAAGCAAGTAGCCGATTAAATAGAATAAGTGTGTGGGAGAATATCTTCTTTCACGATAAGTATGGATAAAAATATAAAAGAACAATTCCCTGAATGGTGTACGGACAATAAAGAATACGCAACAGTTTTGTCAAATGATATAGATAGCTTAATTGGTTGCACAATAGAGAAAGTTGCAAGACGCAACTCAGTTAATTTCTTCTATGACTTTAATTCTATCTACATTAAGGACAAATCTGTCCGTTCACCTTCGCTTGGAATTGATATTGCATTAACAAAAGGCAAGTGTTGGGACAATCATGTGACGTTAATGAATAGTTGCAGCGACGTTAATCCTAATTCTGCAAACATAAACTCTATATTCAAGATAAGTCGAGAGAATTACTTTGATAAGTATTGTATGAGTACAGCAATTTTAATGTGGTCGTACTATGATTTACCTTTACCAGTAACTAAACTAGGTAAAATGTTGTTATTATGTGTTGATGTAGGGTTCAAAGGTCACTATGACGATAGATTTAAGGACTTACATACAAAATACTTAGAATTATTAGGGTATCAAGAGTTGATCGACCTTCTAAACGGAACAAGCAAGCAAGAATACTATGATTTGATTGATAAATATAAGCTATACAAACACATAGAATTAAACGAGCAAGGATATTTACATACTGAGTTACCACTAAAGGAATTATCAAAGGAATTAGGCATGGAATTACAGCTACCTGAAGGTAATTTTACAGAAAAATACGCTTATAATTCAAATGGTGGAGAAATAAACGTTAATGAAAATCGTCAACTAAGCAATCATGTAGTTAGTTTTGCATTAACAGGTCATAAATATTACAAATACACATATCAAAAGGAGATTTAAAATGGTTAAAAACTCAGACCTCTTTTATTGTTATTCGAGAAAATTATCCACATTTATACATAACGAGAGCAATGGCGAAATAGTCCATCTCACAATCGCTGAAAATCCACATAGTAAGCGACTTTTTTCGTTATACAGCAAGTCGAAATCTTTACAAATTATATTAGATAAATATAAAGAAGAAAATAAGCAAGATTAATTGTAAAAATGATGTACTAATGGTACACTATTTTAGTAACAATAAAAATCATGCCCGATTGGTACACGTTTTTTAATAAAATCATGCCCAATTGGTACACGATTTTTATTCTATTATTATAAAATCATGCCCAATTGGTACACGATATTGGTATGTATACAGATATACTATTAATACAGATATACTAAACAGATAAGTGTCGTAGTAATTTTCGTTGCACTCTTTTTAGTTCAAAAGATAAAGTTCAAAACACGCATATACAATGTTAATTTGTGGTTGTTGTGGTTAATTTAAAAGAAGGAGAATCGTAAAATGAAAAAGGTTAACAGTCAGTTTTTAAAATTATACAATGTGTTTAGAGAGGGTAATCTTCACTTAACAGTTGATGAATTATACTTGTATGCGACGTTAAGAAGGTTGTTAAATTTTAATGAAGAAGTGGTTGTAACAGTTGATTTATTAGATCAATATACCAGAAATGTTTCAAATGTTACCTACCACAGCAGACAAAAAGAAAGCAGACAACGCATTAAATTAGTATTGTTATCGTTAAAGGAAAAAGGTGTGATTCACTATGAGGGTGAAACAGGGAAAAGTAGCCAGTTGTTAAAGATTAACTTTGTTGAATTAGAGGATAGTGGTCACGAACAAATTAATTATGATGTGTTTGATTCTTTTACAGATAAGACAATGTTCTATATTTACTTTGTTGTAGCAAGTTGGAAGAAAGTTAACGGTGGTTTTGATTGTTCAATAGCAAGATGGTCTGAAATATTAGATGTTACACCAACAACAGCAGATAAATACGTTGGTAGAGCGGTCACAGACGCAATTATCTTTTGTAACACTGGTGATTACTCATCTAAGTTAATCAGAGGTGGTCAAAAGAAACGTGACGTAAGCAAATATTCTATTTATCCGTTTAAAGAAGAAGATAAAACGTCGGCTCAGAAGAAAAAGGAATCTCAACCGCCAGAGTTGGACAGTGAACCTAACTTCAATAGCAAGTTTGAATTTGATACTGGTAATTGGGAAAATGATGATAATTTAGATGAATATGATTATGTAATTTATATTGAGAATAAGAACAATGATGATTTTATACAAGTTTGTGACGTTAAGCGTAACCGACTAGATTCAACTGGTAAATATAAAAAGTTTACTGAGAAGAAGTTATTTAAAAATGCTCAAGATATGTTAGTTGAGAAGGAACGAAAAGATAAAGTAAATAAAGAAAAAGCAGCGGAACAAAAGATGATGAATGAGATTAAAAATGGTCAAGTTATAGTGGGCAGATCACTCGCTGACGAACCTTTTGTTACAAGAGAGGTTTACCTAGATTCATTCGATCAAATACAAGTAGACGACGTGTATTATCATGTACAAGAGGTAGATGGTCACGGTGATATATTAGATAAATTCAGTATAAAATCAATGCTTAATGGTGATTGCGATAATCACGATTTAGATACAGTTTATCGTTTTAGTGATTCTGTTATGGAAGAATTATTATATAAACTTAAAGAAACTAATTTCAATTATGGCAAGTTTGAATGGTATAAGTTTAAAGAAGAAATTAAGGTGTATCGAGAAGAATTAATGAATCAAATAAACAAGGATATTCCTGATAATATGGATTGGGAAGGCGACTTATACAGGATTGAAGATAATTATAATATTAGCAAGAACAGAAGATAATATACCAACCCCTGATACAGACAATTAATGTCTTTGTTGGGGGTTTTTTATTGTAAATAAATAATTATAAAAGGAGATTTTTGCATGGCTAAATTAGCACACTTACAGGGTAAATCATTAGAAGAAAAAGTAGATTGTTTAGAGGATATTATGCTTCAAAACTTAGAAGAAACGGTAAGAATAAATGAAGAAATGAAGGCAATCAATCAAAAAATGATAGTTATTAGTAACAATATTGGTCGATTGGTTGGTGATAAGTAATGGCTACATTAGATGAAGCATTGAAGCAGATTCCTTTTAAGAAAAATGAGTATTTTAAGTGGAAGTTTGATATTCGTTACGATCAACGCTTGCCTAAGAAAACTAAAGAAGAATTTTTAAGATATGTGAACATGAAAACTCTTAACAGCTTTACTAATTGGGAGAAGTCGCCTGAGTATCATGCCTTGCTACAACTATTATTACAGTATCGCAGCACTCAAGATTTTGAAATCATTTATAGTGTCGTGTCTAAGAGTGCTAAAGATGGCGACGAGAAAAGTATCAAGTTATTCATTGATCTTCAGAAGCAAATCAACGCTAATGTGAAGCTTGCTAATGCGATATTTAAGAAGATGGAAGATGATGATGATATTGATGATGGTTTGGAATTATAGAATCGAGAGGTGATTACATTGACACTAACTAAGAAACAGAAATTAGATAAGATTAAAGAATCGTTTGACTTATTTGCTAAGAATTTTATATATATTGTGAACACACAAAACAAAACTGTACCGTTAAAACTCAACTTAGCACAAGAAGAATTAACAGGGTTGATGGACAGTAACAGATACATAATTGTTAATAAGGCACGTAGAGCAGGTGTTTCTACTATGATGTTAGGTAGAGCAATGTATGAAGCAGTTACTAAGCCAAACCAATCTATCCTGATTGTGTCGTACGAAGGTGATAGTGCTAAGGCATTGTTTAATACATTAAAGTTTATGAACGATCATCTTCCTAGAGAGAAGTATCCTGATACGTTTCCAGCTACTAAGCGTGACAATAAGAATGAATTATTGTTAGAGAATGGTAGTCGTATTGTATGTGCGGTCAGTGGATATAAGGATATTGGTCGAGGTAGTTCATTTACGTGGGCGCATTTATCTGAGTTTGCTTTTTATAGCAATCAGGAAGAACAAATTCTATCTATTGAGCAAGCATTGGTGGATAAAGGTCGTATAAGCATTGAAACAACCTCTAATGGTATCAGTAATTTCTACTATACATTGTACCAGAAGTCCAAAAGAGGTAATTCAAAGTATAAAAGTTACTTTATTCCGTGGTTTCACCCTTTCTACAAGGAAAGTAAAAAGAATGAATATGATGAAGCTGAAGCGTGGTACAAGTCAAAGTATCGCAAAAGGTTATCTCAAAAGGATTTAGAAGGTGACGAAATACGCTTGTTCGAGCAAGGTGCTGATTTAAGACAGTTGATGTGGAGAGATTACAAGTTGCAGGATATTAAGATTGAGGACTTTTATCAAGAGTATCCTAGTAACGATATGGAATCATTTATAAGCACAAACAAGTCAGTATTCGATCAGAACAAGGTGCTGGAACGACTTAATTACACTATGCCAGAGTTGGATAAGAAAAAAATAACTAATCTTCCCGATATTGTTGCGAGATACATAGGTAAAGAGTTAAAAGTTTATCATAATTATAATAAAAATAAGCGTTATTATGCAGGAATAGACGTTGCACACGGTAATGGTAATGGTGACGATAGCACAATAACAATCATTGATGAAGAAGGTAAGGAAGTATTGAGTTTTGGTTGCAATCACTTAGCGGTGTACAAGTTTGCTGATGTAGCTTATGAGGTGCTTATGTGGTATGGACAACCATTTACAGCTATCGAGCGTAACAACGTCGGTATTGTGCTTATAGAGAAGATGAGAGATGAAAAGTTTTATATGAATCTATATAAAGAAAAGTTGTTCGATCAGAAAGGTTCACGTAGACACCAATTAGGGTTTACAACTACTCAGGTGAGCAAGCCAATACTGTTAGAGAAGTTTAAAGAGCAATTTGAACGTGGATTATTACTTATTAATGATAAAGAAACGCTTGAACAAATGCAGATATACCAGAATATTGGTGGGAAAACAGGCAACAAGCAAGGTGTTGGTAAGCACGACGATAAGGTTATTAGTATGGCTTTATCTTCATTAGCGAAAGACACAAATAAATGGTACGTCTAAGGAAGGAATGAGTTTATGGAACTACAAGAATATATTTATAACGGATATAACGGTAATTTTAAAGAGTTTGT